CTAAAGTCTTTACGTAAGAACTACAAGGTGGTGAACTACTCTGCTACCTATGGCGTTGGCGCACCTAAGTTATCACGTACCACAGGTATGCCAGTCTATGAAGCAGCTGCTTTGTTATCTGCATATTGGGATCGTAACTGGTCAGTAAAAGCTTTCTCTGAGTCTCAGTCAGTTCGTACAATCAATGGTGAGATGTGGGTACAGAACCCTGTCAGTCAGTTCTGGCACAGTCTAAGGTATGAGAAAGATGTATTCTCTACACTCAATCAATCAACAGGTGCTTACTGCTTTGACAAGTGGGTAGCATACTACATGACGAAACGTCCCAATATACTTGGGCAGTTTCACGACGAGTCAATTAACCAAGTTAAGGTAGGTGATGAGAGTGATCATACTGCAACACTTAACTGGGCTATTGAAAAAGTTAACCAAGAACTCAAATTAAATGTTGACCTTGGTATTGACGTACAGTACGGTAACACGTATAGTGAAATACATTAACAATAATGGAGGCCAATATGGCAACAAGAAAAGTAAAATTAACAGGCATCGGTGAGTGGGCAAAGGTCTTCACTCAGAACCGTGATATGCAAGGATACCAAGGTGCTTATGAAGCATGTGGTGGTGCATGTACTATTGATGTTATCTTAGATGAAGATAATATGATGGCACTAAAAGCATCTCGGTCTATTAAGAAAGGCTCACCTGATCTACAAGGTAGAGGACACAAGGTAAAGTTTGTACGCAAGTTTGATACAGGACGTGACTGGGATAGTGGCGCACCTGTAGTTGTTAAGGCAGATGATACAGCTTGGGACTATGAGTTAGATGGAACTATTGGTAATGGTTCTACAGTAGAAGTATTACTATCAGTATATGACACTAAGATGTCAGGTATTGTAGGAACACGTTTAGATAAGGTTAAAGTATTAGAGCATGTTGAATATGTTCCAGACTCAGATGATTCTCCTCCATCTGATACCCAATCTGAACCTGTAGCTGGGAACGAGGTACTGTTCTAAGCACAACTTGTGGGGTAGGTGTTTCCTTTCCTTTCTTCCTACCCCACTTTTTAACTGAGGAGTTAATATGAAAACAATAGATACATTAATAAAAGATCTTGAGGGTGTTCTCTTGGGAGTTGGTGGTTGGAATGAAGCTATCAGTTCTGAGATGGGTAAGGCTGTCTCTGATACAGCTCTTGCAAGATTTAGTAAACCCCAAGCACCAAGAGGATACTTATCCTTATCTGGTGTTGGTACAGACTGCGACAGAAAGTTGTGGTACAAAGTAAACAAAGCACAAGAAGGTATCAAACTCAAGGCTGAGAAGTACTTGATGTTTTTCTATGGTGATATGATAGAAGAGTTAATACTAGCTATGGTGAAAGCCTCTGGTCACTCTTGTGTAGGTATGCAAGATAGACTATCTGTGCATGGTATTAAGGGACATCGTGATGCTGTTATAGATGGTATGACTGTGGATGTTAAGACAGCTAGCCCCTTCTCATTCAAGAAATTCAAAGAGGGTAAGTTGAGAGAAGAAGATCCGTTTGGATATGTGTCTCAGTTGTCGTCCTATGTTTATGCAGGTAAAGAAGATCCACTTGTAACAAATAAAAAAGAAGGTGCATTCCTTGTAATCAATAAGGTTACAGGTGAGATGTGTCTCGATAGGTATGATTTCAGTAAAGAACTGAAGACTAAGAAGAAGGATATGCTACATGCTAAATCATTGGTTGCAGGTAAAATACCTGATGAACGTATATCACCAGTACCTGCCAGCAAAACTAGTCCTAATACTAAGTTAGCTAGGGCATGTACATTTTGTGACTTCAAGAACCTTTGTTGGCCTAATGCACGTAAGTTTCAATACTCTTATGGTGTTGAGTACTTAGTACACGTTGAGAAAGAACCTAATGTAGAGGAGATCTTTGATGTCGAGGGCGGGTAAAGCCAAAGGTAGAACTGGTCAACAAGAAGTCAGGGATAAGTTACTTGAAACATTCCCTGAGTTTGAACCAGATGACATCAAGTCAACCACTATGGGCGACTCAGGTGAGGACATACAGTTATCACCTGCCGCACGTAAGACTATGCCTATTACAATAGAAGTTAAGAGGCGTAAGTCTGGCTTCAAGACTGCGTATGGTTACATAGATCAAGCAAGTAATCATGCCAAAGGTGAGCCTGTAGTTTTTTATAGATCCGATAGACAACCATGGATAGTTATGATAAGTATAGATCATTACATGGAGCTATTAAGGAACTGGAAAAAATGAGTGTTAAAATTTGGGGTATAATATCTGGGCCAACATCTAGAGATGATACTCCTGATAGTGATGATTGGCCTGATGATGCTAACTTCGTATTAGTATGTAAGGCAGAAGTAGACGGTGATGTGTTCGATGGTAACTTTTATTTTGAAGAACTCAATGACGCATACGAATGGTCATCTTATTTCTATGACAGTATAGAACCATTAATAATATCAGGATACACAAATGATTCTTGACTTGTCTATCAACTTAAATATAACTAGGAGCTTTCACTTTGCTCTATGAAATTAATTTAATAATTAAGGTTGACCCCACTGCAAACTTTCTAGAGGTTGATCCTAAGTATAATCTTGCCGTACTAGGTGAGGTGATCCGAGATCATCTGTATGATATAGATGATATAAATGTAACTGACTGTGAGGTAAAACAGCATGACTAAAATAACTATTGACGATAAAGAATATGATTCGGATAACCTATCTGAAGATCAAAACAAAATCATTCAGACTTTAAATGTAGGTCAGAATGCTATCACTTTGTTTAACCACATGTTACAATGTGCAGATGCTATTCAAACTATAAAGACTAAAGAACTTAAAGATTCTTTAGAAGAAGTAACCGAAGATAAAAAATAATAGTATAAAGCAAAGGAAAAAATATGGCTATTGGCTTTAGAGAATACCAAAGAAAAGCTGTAAGCTTTGCTATTTACCCTGCAACCCACAAAGTCCTATACCCTACGTTGGGGCTTTGTGGTGAAGCTGGTGAGGTAGCTGAGAAGGTTAAGAAACAAGTACGTGATGGTACTTTTAACAGACATGAAGTTGCTAAAGAACTAGGAGATGTTCTGTGGTATCTAAGTAATCTTGCAAATGATATAGGGTATAACCTAGATGAGATTGCAGATATAAATATTGAGAAGCTTACCAGTAGGCAAGATAGAAATAAAATAAAAGGATCAGGAGATAATAGATGAACAACACACTACCAACCGATTATCAATCCTTTATACATAAGTCACGTTATGCACGTTGGCTTGATGATGAAGGCCGCAGGGAAACCTGGAGTGAAACAGTAGATCGTTACATGAAGAACTTAGTACGTCCAGCATTAGGTGATAACCCTAAGCAGATAGCTGAGATTGAACAAGCTATACTAGGACTAGAAGTAATGCCTTCTATGAGAGCATTGATGACTGCTGGCCCTGCTTTAGCTCGTGACAATACAGCAGGTTACAACTGTTCTTACCTAGCTGTAGATGATGTTAAAGCATTTGATGAAGCTATGTTTATTCTACTGTGTGGTACTGGTGTTGGCTTCTCTGTTGAACGTCAATCAGTACAGAAGTTACCAGAAGTTCCTGAGCTTTTGTATGAGAGTGAAACAACTATCGTAGTTAAAGATAGTAAAGAAGGTTGGGCTAAATCACTACGTCAAATGGTTGCACTACTTTATAGTGGTGAGATACCTAGATGGGATGTATCTAAGGTACGACCTGCAGGTGCAAAGCTAAAGACATTTGGTGGTAGAGCATCAGGCCCAATGCCTTTGATTGATTTATTCAACTTCGTTATTAAGACATTCAAAGATGCTAAAGGACGTAAGCTATCGTCACTAGAATGTCATGACATCATGTGTAAGATTGGTGAGGTAGTTGTAGTAGGTGGTGTACGTAGGTCAGCTATGATCTCTCTATCTAATCTATCTGATGATCGTATGAGACATGCTAAGTCAGGCTCATGGTGGGACAATGATCCTCAACGTGCCTTGGCTAACAACTCTGTGTCATACACTGAGAAGCCTGACAGTTTATCTTTCATGCGTGAGTGGATGGCTTTGGTTGAGTCAGGATCAGGTGAACGTGGTATCTTCAACAGACAAGCATCTAAGAAACAAGCAGCTAAGAATGGTAGACGTGATCCTAACTTTGAGTTTGGAACTAATCCATGTAGTGAAATAATTTTACGGCCTAATCAGTTCTGTAATCTAACAGAGGTAGTTGTAAGAGCTACTGATAGTTCAGAAGACTTAGAACGTAAGGTACGTATAGCTACTATCTTAGGTACAATACAATCATCATTCACTAAGTTCCCTTACCTACGTAAGTCATGGCAGAATAACACCGAAGAAGAAAGATTACTTGGTGTATCTATGACAGGTATTATGGACAACCCTTTAACTACAAAGGCTAACAAAGGACTGGAGAAAACTCTTGAACACCTCAAACAAATCGCCGTTGCTACTAATGCTAAGTGGGCTGAACGCCTTGATATCCCTGTCAGTACTGCTATCAGCTGTGTTAAACCAAGCGGTACTGTCAGCCAACTGGTTGACTCTAGCAGTGGCATTCACGCTCGTCACTCAGCCTATTATATTCGCACTGTACGTGGAGACAACAAAGACCCGTTGACACAGTTCATGATGGATCAAGGTATACCTAATGAGCCAGACGTAATGAAGCCTGACCAGACTACTGTGTTTAGCTTCCCTATGAAAGCTCCAGATGGTGCAACAGTTACTGCTGACATGTCTGCTATAGAACAGCTAGAGATGTGGTTAGCTTATCAACGATCATGGTGTGAACATAAACCATCTGTTACTATCAACGTAAAGAATAACGAATGGTTTGAAGTAGGTGCATTTGTGTACAAACATTTTGATGAGATGTCAGGTGTATCATTCTTACCATTCAATGAACACACATATCAGCAAGCACCTTATCAAGATTGTTTAGCTACAGACTATCATATTCTTTTAGATAAGATGCCTGATAGTATTGATTGGGATAAGTTATCTGAGTATGAACAAGAAGATAATACAGCAGGTAGTCAGACACTAGCATGTAGTGGTGATAGCTGTGAGATTGTTGACTTAGTTTAATGTGGATAGTAATAACTAGAAACGAATGTAACTTCTGTGATGCCTCTTTACAATTACTAAGAGGTGTTGCAGGAAGTCAGGTAACAACATACAACGTACAGTCAGCAAGTAGTAAATGGTTGTTGACTTTAATGCGCAAATCAGGGTACACTACAGTACCACAAATATTTAAACCAGATGGCACTCACCTTGGGGGCTACACAGAACTAAAGGAATACCTAAATGAAACCAGTAAGAAAGAACTTTAGCCGAGCATTATACCAAGCTTACGATAAGAAAGCTAAAGATACTTTGGTCAAACTTTTGGAATCAAAAGGACATACTATAGTTAATACCGAAGAAAACTATTTTGTAGATGTCGTCTCCCAAAAAGATGGCTATACATACTTCAATGAAGCTGAAGTCAAAGTAGCTTGGAAGGAAGATTGGCCTACACATTGGTCTGAGATCCGTATACCAGAACGTAAGCAACGTTTACTGGATAAGTATGATGGTACAAATGGGGTGTTAAATTTCTATGTGTTCCGTGAAGACATGAAACAAGTATGGCGTATTAAAGATACGTTGCTAACTAAAGAAAGTTTAGCAGAGGCTAAGGGTAGGTACATACAAAAAGGTGAACTATTCTTTCACATACCTTATACATCAGCAGAGTTGGTAAATACATAATGGCTAAATGGAAGGAGTTTAATATAATGAAAGACCAACCTACTTACGATCCTGTAGAAAAACCTGCACACTACAATCAAGGTAACATAGAATGTATTGATTACATTAAACAGGTGTTAGGTCTCGATGGATTCATTGCTTACTGTAAAGGTAATGTTACTAAGTATAATCATAGGGCATCCTATAAAGGAAACCCCTTAGAAGATACGAAGAAAGCAAGATGGTATCTTGATAAGATGATTGAGGCACAATCAGAAAAATATAAATAGGGTGATACATGGGCAGACCAACTAAAGCAGAGCAGAATAATTTACCACCTCTAGAAGAGGAAGCCAAGGCTTATACTAAAAAGAATAGGCCAAAAGAAAAACCCCTAACCTCTCGCCTATACCTGACAGGTCAAGCCTTGTCGGGTATACTAGCAAGTGGTAGGGGTGCTGGTCGTACTGAGGAAGTTAAACGTGAAGCTTATGGTTGGGCTGATCACATCTTAGAAGATGATGATGATTAGTCTAATAAAGATCTGGTATCTGCAGTAGATAACCAATCTCTTAATGTATATAGCTGTTCAACAGAGAGGTCTTCAAATTTAAGTTCCTCTTTTGTTGTTTCTGACATGCTGTCTAATGCATTGTCAATCTTTTTAAACGAATACTTACTGGCTAACTCATACATAATACCAGCAGTATCATTAGCATCAGAGTTATCTACGTATAGCATTGTCTCAGCTACTTGTTTCTTTTGATTTACTAAATCTTTCCATTTTAATTCTTGTTTCTTAGGACTCCAAGTAGAGAAACCTAAGTCTAACAACTCTTGTGAACCTTCTTCAATAGCTAAGAACATATATGTATTATATTTATTAGCAGCTTCAGGTGCTTTTTTTGTTATTGCTGATGCAGCATTTAGTTTGTAAGGTTCTTTACCCATAATGTTCATTACACGTTCTGTAGATGAAAGACGTACAGGTCTACTTCCTAGTATCTTACTTGCCTGTAAGAATACTGGCCCACCTGCTGCTTGCATAGACTGTGGAACATCCTCTGTACCTATAAGTAACCCTGATATTT